GTCAGTCCTCTGCCCCGCGTAGCCCAACGCCCGCCAGTCACCGCCGTCTGGGCAGATCAAGGCTGCGGCCCTTCGGGCTTCCCTACGGCGCAGCCATGATCAGCCCAGCCGTCGAACCCTGATTTTGCGGGCGCTTGGGCAATGCTCGCGGGGCGACGGACTCATGTACGAAAATGCTGCGGGCCTGGGGTGTGTCGCTGCCTCGCTTTTCTCGCCCTGGTATTTCCTGCGGCGTCCATTGTGGGCAAACGGGGGCTCAGGATCTATCCCAAAAATGCTGCGCAGCCTAAACCCCCCTCTCCGAGGGGACCCCCAAGGCCCGACTGAGGACCGGCTGGCAGGTCTGAATGTTACTCATCCAGCGCCGGTCTGCTTTCATCAGACCCCTTTCGCCTTAATTTTTATCAGGTGCATTTCCGTAATACTTTTTACTTGTGCGATGTTACAGACCCATTCCGCTCTTTTGGCCGAAAAAGTACTTACACCAAACATCAACGCTAGCGCTAGCTCTAGTGCTAGCGCTAGCTTTATATAGTTTGGCCGCCTACTTAATTATGTAACTTGGGAGGTTACAAAAATGGAAGGCAGTATCATAAGCAGCAACCGAGAGGATTTCTCAGCCAGACAGAAGGCCAATGGGAGAACGGCTTCCTGGATGGTCGAGGAGATGAGAGCAGAAGCCCAGCAAGCAAAGAATGCGTCAAACGCAATTGCAGCCCAGGCTTTGGGAGAAGCCAAGGGGATGCAGAAGAAAGCGTGCATGATGCCCCAGCACCAGAAGACCGAAGGAAAATTCGAGGTCCGCTTTGCTCAGGTCTTAGTAGAGATAATGACAGGTCGGCCAACCATAGCCAAGCCCGATATGATCCGGATGCCTGAGCCGGATAAATTAGAGCCTCTGGCACTGGTCCTCAGCAGCACTGAACAATTTTACTACAGGGTAACTCCCTCGCACTGCCCTTGCCAGAGCTGGCACTGGTCAAAAGCCCGGTACGGAATCGGAAAATGCCGCCACCATACCCAGGCATTCCCGGAAGTCGCTGAAGAGAATGCCAGGCTTATCGAGAGAATCAAAGCCCAGAGAAAGACCCAGTCCAGCCGGAGGACTGCCCAATGAAAGAAATGACCCGAAAAATCAAGGTGAGGCTGGTTCGGCCTGGCCTCATCCCTGCTCTGGTCAGCCCCCACAGGATAAGAGATTATGCGGAATATTCGCAGAATCCCAACGTGCCACACATGAACAGCCTCTGCAAAACGCACAATGGATTCAAGCGCTTTTGCCAGGAATCCTGCAGGCCGAAAAGGATCCTGTCCAGGCTGAAGACGCTCAGCGATTCTTGCCAGTGGGACTGCCAGGAATACAGGGACCATGAGCGAGATGAGAACAAGCTCAACATATCCCTAAGGTGTTAGCCATGAGCCCGGATGAGATCATAATGGAAGCCTGTAAGCTTTCTCTCCCGGCCCTGGAAAAGATCGCAGAAGCTCTAAGCTTCGAGGTTTTAGGAAGGCTGCAGGAGAGAAGCAACGATCAAACAGACCTGAGGAGGTGTCCTCAATGAAGGACGTCTTTCAGGTTGTAACCGACCGGATCTTAAGCCAGCTTCAAAAGGGCGTGATCCCATGGCGGCGCACCTGGGAATGCAACCGTCCGGCCAGCTATCAGACCAATAAGGAGTATCAAGGAATCAATGCCCTGATCCTGCAGGACACATACAAAAGCCCCTACTGGCTCACCTTCCGCCAGTGTCAGAAGCTGGGAGGCTGCATCAGATCCGGAGAACATGGAAGCCCCATCGTATTCGTGGACCGATACGTCAAGGAAGAAACGAAGGCAGACGGAACGACAAGAACCCGCCTTGTCCCATTCCTGAAATACTACACGGTTTTCAACTGGGAGCAGACCAGAAACCTTCCTGAAAAGGTGCCATTGGGCCGGAAGAACACCACCATTCCCAGCGCTGAAGATGTCCTGAAACGTAGGAGGCCGAAGATTGAATATCACCCAAGCCAGCCCCATTACTCGCCCGCTTCTGATACCATTTACCTGCCGGGCCTTGACCAGTTCGAAAGCTCTGCCGAGTACTATTCAACAGCCTTTCATGAATTGACACACTGGACCGGAGGACGGCCAAGGCTGGCCCGCTCTGAGATCGTAAATTACCATATAGGCGAGGATATCAGAGGCCGGGAGGAGCTGACCGCAGAAATGGGCGCAGCCTTCTTCTGCCAGCTTTGCGCCCTGGATAGCCCAGAAACCATGGAGAACACTGCAGCCTATATTCAATCATGGTTAAGAGCCCTCAAGGATAATCCCAAATGGGTCTTGCAGGCCAGCAAGCAAGCCCGCGCCGCTGTGGAATTTGTATTAACAGGTCAGATACCTGCCAGGGAAGGAGCCTGCAATGTTGCAACAGCAACCGCTTAAGGCTCCTTCAATCTTTATCGGCATCGACGAAAGAAGAGTCCCACCGGTGCTGATAATCCACGGCCTGACCTGGCCAAAACGTGGAGTTCTCGGCTACAAAGGCCTTGGATGCATCTGGAAGCCTGAGAAAAAGTCCTGGGAAAAGGCCTTCTCTCTACATGTGGTCGAGACCCTGGAGAGCTGGCATGATGCCGCATTCTCCCCGGAGCTTAAGAGATACCTGGAAGGTACACGAGAAAGAGACAAAAGACTGCAAGAGGACTGCAACAACAGGGCAAAACAACAACAGCAAAAGACGCAGATCAAGCCGTCTACATCAGAGGAGAAGAAAACATGCAGGCGACTAATAAGTGAAACTGGCAAGGAGAAGGAGAAGAAATAGAGCAAAGATCAAGATGCTACACTCTCAAATTCATTTTTGAGGTCTCGGTTAAGCGGCAAGAAAATCGTGTTATTATAAATATATAAAAATTTGCGCCTGCCCCCGCCCAGGCCTACATAGCCTATGCTATCTGGCCGCCTTGGATTCCAGAAAACATGCATTACAGGGCCCCATTAAAGCGCCCCCATTTGCCCCCAGCCGTCGAGCATTTCCGTGCAATGAGTCCGTCGCCCCGGCAGGAGTTCCCAGCGCCCGCTGAAACCACGTTCGCCGGATGGGCTGATCATGGTCGCGCCGCCGCAGCGGGAAGCCCGATGGGCCACGGCCTTGATCGGCCCAGACGGTGCCTGCCAGGCGGGCCTGGACCCTGCCGGGAAGGGACGATGAAAGGAAATGCTCAGGCTGGATACTGGGCAGATCCTATTATTGGATCGGCCCCGAGGATTTGCAGGCCTCTTCATGCATCCAGTCCGGAGGGCTTGATGCCGAAGGCATTTCCGGTAATAGATCCTGAGCCCCTTCAAACCCGGTCCCCTTAAAAGATCTACAAATATGGACAATTTGATTGGCCGATTGTATTTATCCGGAAAGTGACAGCTTGCCGCACACTACACCACCAAGCTATCCCCTTAACAACCCCAGATTAATCCCATGAAAATAGATACCCCAATCTAAAGGTGACAAACTGTCATTATGATACAGTAGCCTAAATTTATCTCTTCAGATCAGTCTGCCAGCCTGCTTATCCCCCCTGGGAAACATAGAACATTTTGTGCCCCTCCCTGAGACCTTCGGCCCGATTGTGACAGCCTGTCACAATCAAATCCTCTGTGACAGTCTGTCATTATGCATCCTCCACCTTAATGAGGTACAGAATCGCTTTCCTGTGTTCCCTCTGTACAAACCTAGCCCTGGGCTCCAGGCTAGCCGCTCGCCTCATAGCACGCAAGGCCTGTTTTCTGTCTATCCTGCGGCCTTCCACCATTGTGAGCGACTTGATGACCTCCTGAGTATCCAGGCTCCTAACCCCGTTCTTCAGAGATTCAAGAAGAACCTCGGCCCGGAAGACCTCCACCTTCAGCGGCCTGGCAGCCCTGGGATGCTGCCAAATAAATCTTACAGCCTCGACAAAGAGCTCTCGCAGCTCCCTGTATGCCTGGAATGGAGCTATTTGCTTTCTGATTTTGGCGCTCCGCAACCTTCCGGGCAAGACCCTCAGCCGTCCTGCCAGCTCTCTGGCTTGTGGCGTAGCAGGTAGCTGCTGGATATAGTCCAACGCCTCCGAGACTCGTTCCTCTTCCACCTCGTAAAGCTCTATGAAGGCAATGCTGTAGCTCTCCAGTTTCATCTCCATATCCAAATTGCCAGAAACAGATGGCTCTGCCTCTCCACTCTTCAGATCCAGAGCTCTCTCAAGTTCGAGTATCCGATCGATCTGCAGCTCTATGAGATTGCGATTGGAATCTATCTGCTGCTCCAAATCAAGAATCGTCCTCTTCAGCTTGGCAGGCTCTGCTGAACTGAGATCCTTTGCGCTGCGAAAAGAGCTTATAGTTTCTGGATCTAACCTTCTCGTAACGATTCGCCTCCCTCTTGCTGCACTCCCAGTGGCTTATAGGGCTCCTGCGAATCGACTGCTGTAACCTCCCAAGTTCCAGCAGGCAGGGCGTTCTCTAAAACGCCCTGTACCAATCCAAAAATCAATTGAATAAAGTTAAGATGCTTTTTCCATAAGATAGCGCAGCTAATTATACGCAAAATAGAAAGTCTTATATTTAGCTCGTAGGCTAACTTGCTCATTGTCGTACTGCCCTCCTGAGGCTCTGTCCTCGTTCAAGTTTTTGGGCGGTGAGACAGTAGTTCACCTCACCAGTGAGACTACAATAACCTGCGGCGGGACGCCCTCAATCATCCCGCTGCAGGTATATCATTACGTCTGGATTCCACTAGGTTCAATACAATTCCAGAGTCAGATCCCTCCATATCTTCCCTCCAACTCGAATAATCGGTATTTATTCTTTATTACATTCATCGCGGCAGAGCAAAGAAATTCAAAGCAAAAACGAGACGCGATACCATGTTTAATAAAAATTCATGCAGAAGATCGTGTTCTTTCCTTTATTCAATTCGCGACAAAATGGTAAAATTTAAATTCATAGAGTTGGACCTCGAAAATGGTGAGGTGAACATCTCCGAAGCTGATCTTCGGCAGATTTAACATGATAATGCTATCGTCAGTAGCCTTGGCTATGGACTTAAACTATAAAATCCATAGAAATAGAACAATATTGCTTATATCAGGCATAATTGAGCTAATTCAGCAAAAGGACCAATTTCAGGTTACAATCTTCAGAAAAGCTTGCAGCATACGAATCAGAGCACATAGCTTATATATTTCGTATGTATATTTGGCTGTAATGCCTGGGCCTCGTGCTTGCAGACAGATTATTTTTGGGGAGACCATCTAATTTTTCCAGGAGGAAATTCCTTTGCAGATAAATGACCCCCGTCGAAAGCCAGGAACCCGTCTCGCCAAAGAACATCATGGAACCATAGCTGGAAAGATCTGGAAGCACGACCTTATGAAGATCGATGGAAAGCTCGTGCATCTGCCACGAAAATGCCCTAATTGTCTGAAGTATTACACATACGACCGAAGAGAACTCCAGCCATACTGTCCGATATGTGGAAAGCCTCCGGAAAAATTGCACAATAGCGAGCCGAAAGATGTCCAGAAATACAGAAGATTGAAGGCTGCAAAAAGGACCAAAATTATTCACGTATAAAGATTAATTAAGGATGTCGAGAATATGAGAGGAGGCTCAGGCAAACTCATTGATCTTATAGCAGAAGCTGGTGCCGATCCGGATAAACTGGCAATGTTGACTGCCAAGGGAGCTGACTACGAGCAACTTGGATTTCCCAGCCAGGGACTGGCTAAAAGGCTGTCCGAACGAGGAATTTTACGCAGCAATGGACGCTATTTCAAGAAGACCACAGAAGAGGCTGGCAGAAAAGGAGTACGGCTCAGAACCACCTGGGTTCCTGGGTGTCACTTTGACAGATGGCTTGCGTACTACTCACGGAATCGCATAAAGTACAGATCCCGCCACGAGCTGCCACTGCAAGCACCTCCAGAGCTACAGGCCAGGTTCAATGATTTTCTAAATCGCAAGAAATCCGGAAACAAACGACTCTTAGTGGCAGATGATGTTCATTTACTCGGATAACTCAACCTTGATGCAAAGCATTCAGTTGACGTTGACTGGCCAAATACCAGCCGCAACGACACTATCTATGCTCTTATGGATCCTGTCTGCTTTGAACTTCGCAAGAAGAGCCATGAGACGAGAAGATATCAACTACCCTGAACTTACCCAGGATATACAGATATTTTTGATCTGCTTTGCGATTATGCTGTACTTCAGCAATATAATCCAGTAACTGCAGGGACCAACGGACAGCAGAGCACCGGTCTTACCTGACCCTTTTTCCTCTTCCTTCATAGCTCCCACTTAGACCATAGTCTCTGCCCGGAAATGGACGCACCCTGCGTTCTGTAAAATGAGGTGGTTACATAAAAAATAGACCAAGACAGATGAGGCCCGCTTTCAGGATCTGCAAAGTGATTCTTCTGCTGGCGGCCATTTTCATCCATTCCGCCTGCCTTCCGGCAGATGGAGCAGCAGAACTCAGAGAAGACTTTGCAGGCCATGGCCAGTTCCAGAGTTTTACAGACTCCGGAAAGGCATTTGACCGTGCAAAAGGCGGCAGCCAGATAGATAGCAGCAACATAACCTATGGCCGGATATTGAGCACGAACCCCAGCAATACGACGCTCTTCTCTGGCTTCATCCTGGAAGGCCCTGGAGGCTATTCCGTTTCTTCCGGCCTGCATTCAATGATGCTCAACGACCTGCAGAGGCTCAATGTAACTGCGGAGATCACAACCTCCGAAGAAGAGGCCTATTCAAGATATAGCGCCAATGGCTCCGGAAAACTCCACGAGAGGTTCCTGATCGAAGGAGAGAAAAGCAGACCTCTGGAGCTGGGCTCGATCTATCATACAGGATTGTTTGAGATCAACAGCTCTCTGCATTGGAGAGTCTGAAAAATCCCTGGGAAATAACAGCAAGAACAGCATGAATTGCAGCTCATTTTGAGGTGAGAGAACTTGTCTAAAGGATTTGGATGTTGCAGCGGAGAGCAGAGTGGAGAGCAGGCCTGCGAATGCCTGCCTCAAGAGCTTGAGACCCGTGTGATACCATGCGGAACCAGAAAGCCAGTTGGCCAGGAGAGGCAGTATAAATCCACATCAAATGCCTGGCTGACCAGAAAACAGTTCATAGACTGGTCTACAGAACAGGGAAAAGCTGTGGATCCGGTTATCTGGTTTACAGAGATGGGCCATGGACCAATACCAGAAGACGTACTAGCCCTTCTTTAGAGACAGATGGAGGCCCTCTGGCCCATGTTCCGGAAGATCAAAGACTATACTGAAATCCGTAGCAAGTGCCAGCGTGCCTCCGTTTTGGTGGCCGAGGGCATGAGCGAGGCCCAGGCGGCCCGAGAGGTAGGGCTGCCCAAGGCCTCCTTGCAGAGGTATCTGGCTCACGGTCTACCAGATGGGCCGATCTGGTCAGATGATGGGCCAGGCCCAGATAGAGAGATAGGCAGCAAACAGGATCCACAGCCATCACAGAGCTTGACTGAGACTGCCGATCAGCGGGACGATTTTGGACGGTTTCTTCCTGGCAATCGATTCGGAGAAATTAAAAATCGCCCAGCTCGGGAAGCGAAACGGAAACTTGAAGAATTTGCGCCCGATGCAGCCGATAAGCTCATTCGCGTCTTCAAGAACCTTCCAGAAGACCGACCGGACCTCGTGCTGGCCTATGCCAGAGAGATTCTGGATCGTGGCCTTGGCAAAGCTACGCAGACGCTGGACATCACAGAGACTTCTCTGGAGCAGCATGAGTACAGGTTCATTCAGGAGGTCATCCTGCACGACGAAGATGCCCTCCGTCTCGCCGTCGCTTTTAGCCAGTGCCTGGAGGGCCACGCCCGGGACGGTTGCCCAGAAGCTGAGTCAGGGCAAGTGGCAACTTTACCGCCACCTGAATGAGCTTTCCATCATCCTGGCCCTCGCAGTAGCTGGCAAATATCCCCGGCTCATCATCAACATGCCGCCTCAAAACGGCAAGAGCCAGCTTGTCAGCCACTGGTTTCCAGTATGGTTCCTGGATCATTTCCCGGAGCTGAATGTGCTGCTCACCTCCTACGAGGCTGATTATGCTGCCAAGTGGGGACGAAACGTCAGGAACACCATCCAGGCTAACCAGGACCGGCTCAGAGTCAGGATCTCCAAGGATTCGTCTGCTGCGGACAACTGGACCACTACTGCAGGCGGCGGGATGTCCACAGCAGGAGTTGGAGGTGCTGTTGCCGGCAAGCCGGCACATTGCCTCATAATCGACGACCCCCACAAAAACCGCGAGCAGGCTGAGTCTGAAACCTACAGGGAGAAAGTGTGGGACTTCTATTCAGGAACGGCCAGAGAGAGGGCCAATCCCATGCCCTGGGTCAAGTTCGGGGTTATCATTGTCATGATGACCCGCTGGCCTACCGACGACCTGGCATGACGGCTTATCGCCCGGTAGGTGGACAAGGAGCTTGAGGCCTATGCCCTGCCCTGGACGGTTTACAAGCTGCCAGCCATAGCACAGGAAGAAGATCCCCTGGGAAGAGCACCAGGAGAGGTCCTCTGGCCGGAGCGCTATCCTCTGGATGTGCTGATGAGCATCAAGGCAGACATCTCGCCATACGACTGGGAGGCAGAGTACCAGCAGAGCCCGGTGAGCAGAGAAGGGGCTCTCTTCAGAAGAGAGTGGTTCTGGCCTGTTGATGTCCTGGGCTGAGGATAGAGCTGGAGACGACAGCAGATTTTCGGTTAAAGGTTTATGTTAGAGGTCAATTGTCCGGCGAGGCTCTCCGCAGTCGAGAGAGCGAGCCTCAAGACGGGATCCTTTGTGGATCTGGCCACATCCACAAAGAGCAGAGCCGACTACACAGTGATTGCAACGGTTGGCATTGACTCACTGCAGAACATATTCATACTCAATATTCACCGCGGACGATGGGAGTGGCCGGATGCCTACGAGGCCGTAATCCAGGAGGTTCTTGCCCAGAGGGTACGGCTGGTGGGTGTGGAAGCTTCTGGCTTTCAGCTATCCAGCTTTCAGGAGCTGATCCGAGATTCCAGACTGAAGAGTCTAGCCATATTCCCTGTGACCGTGGATTCGGATAAAGTGAGCCGTTCGTTGCTGGTCTCGGCCAGGGCTGCCAGCGGCAGGCTGTACTATGCCAGGAACGCTGGCTGGTCTGAGAACCTGATCTCCGAGTTCGTCAATTTTCCGGCAGGCAAGCACGACGACATAGTGGACGCTGTCTGCGGCTGTGTGGAGCTGTTGAACAAATTCCAGGCGGCGGCCCCCGTGGTCTCGCCTGGAGTCTCCATTGGCACGAGCAAATGGAAGAGGTAAGAGGTAGAAATGAGCAGGAAGAACAATCCCCATCTAATTGAGCTTGGCAGGACCGGCCTTACCAGGTTTGGCGGTTATATCTATGAGGAATGGCTGGCTGATTTGAAGGGCACAAAGGGAGCACAGGTTTACAAGAAAATGGCAGATGGCGACGCGATCATTGGCGGTATGCTCTTTGCCTTCAGAGAGATCTGCAAGTCTGCTCCCTGGTTTGCCGTGCCGGGAGGCAGCAGCCCGGATGATCTGGAGGCTGCAGAGTTTCTTGAGTCCTGCATCTACGACATGGCCACGCCCTGGCCATCCACCCTGGACGAGATTCTTTCAATGCTTCCCTTTGGCTGGGCCTACATGGAGATGGTCTTTAAAGTCCGCAGAGGATCTAAATCGAAGAAGCCGCAGTTCAAGAGCCAGTATAACGATGGCCGGATAGGCTGGCTCAAATGGGCTCCCCGAGCCCAGGAGTCTCTCTCGGAGTGGATCTATGATGAGGAGACTGACGAGCTTTTAGGCATGAGCCAGACACCAGCTCCTGACTATCAGGAGAGGAGGATTCCCAGAGAAAAAGCTCTGCACTTTGTGACCACATCCGCCAAAGGCAACCCTGAAGGGCGATCTATCCTTCGAAATGCCCACAGAAGCTGGTACATGAAGGTCAATATCGAGAACCTGGAGGGGCTGGGGCTGGAGAGAGATATGGTCGGCTATCCTACCCTCTATCTACCTCTGGAGATAATGAAGCGTGAGACGCCAGAGGCTGAGAGAGCCTATCAGATGTACCTCGACCTGGTGACAAATGTTCGAAGGGATGAGGCTGAGGGGCTTCTTTTGCCATCTGTCTTTGATGAGCACGGTAACAGGCTCTATGAGTTCAAGCTGCTCTCCTCATCAGGTACACGCCAGTTTGACACCAGCCGGATAATAACCCGATATGATAGCCGCATTGCCCTTACCATCATGGCTGACTTTCTGCTGCTTGGCCAGCAACAGGCAGGATCCTATGCCCTGAGCGAGACCAAGGCCAGAATGTTCTATCAGGCATTGACCTCCGTGCTGGACAACATTGCCGAGACCATCAACAGTCAAGCTGTTCCTGCGCTCTTCGATCTGAATCCCTGGTGGGACATAAAGGAGCCTCCCTACATAGCTCACGGCAAGATTGAGCTTCCCAATATGGATTCTCTGGGAAGCTTCATCGAGCGTCTGGTCAACTCTGGCATGAAACTGTTTCCGGACGACAGGCTGGAAAACCACCTGAGAAGCCTGGCGGACCTGCCTCTGAAGGAGACGGATAGAGGACAGCCGGCGAAGAGGAGGAGGGCCTCTTCCTCGCCCAGGGAGGCAGCTCCAGGCAAAGATGAGGGCGATCAGCAGGCCAGCGAGGAGGTGGCTGTCTGATCTCTATTTTGGCTGCAAGGCAACGCCCCAGCACCGGGAGGCTCAGATGGTAAACGGCTGGTATTGGAGGTGCGCAAACGGCAAGCCCTGCAAGGCCTGCCAGGCGCGAGAAGGCCAGTTCTTCCCGCTATCTGTTCCCTTTCAACAGATTCACGACAACTGCGTCTGCTATCCGGAGCTGGCCGAGGTCGAGGACCCCCAATATTCCGATATGGAGCCGGAAGAGGAGATCCCCGGCCTGCAGAGGATCCGCTTTGAGACCAACGATTCGGTACCGGCAGTCCATAAAACAGGGAGTGAGAACCTTATGACTTACTTTTCGAGCTCTGAAGATCTCTGGGATCACTACCATCCGGCCCAGGAAGTATCGGACATCCCACCCCAGAGGCCGGGTCTGGCAGCTCAGAGCATTGAGGAGCTATGGCAATGGTGCGATCAAAGAAGAGGGCCAGTCACCAAGCTGGCCGGCGAGGCCAGTCTCGACGGCTACCGCTGCATTCTGTCCAAGTTCGATGACGATGTTCAGGTAAAGTTCCCGGATAGAGAGGAGCTGGCCATTCAGCATTCAGAGCTGGCCGAGGCCATAAGGAGCGTCCCCATCCAGGCACTCATATTGGAGGGGGTTGCTGTGGCTGTCTACGAGGGAGAGATTCTATCCAGAGAGGATCTCGCTGCCCTGCCAACAGGAGAGCCCGGCTTTCCTGCAGTTTTTGTGGCCTGCGACTGTCCATTCCTGAATGAGGATCTCGGCAAAAGGCCTCTGGGAGAACGCCGAGAGGTCCTGAAGGCTGCGATCCATGATATTGCCAGCCCATTGATCCGGCTCTCGCCTGCAAGGGAGTTCTCCTCTCGAAAGGAGATGGAGATAGTGAATCACTGGGCCGCCTCCTGGCCTGGATCCGAGGGTCTGATAGTAAAGGATCTCTCAAAGCCACGCCAGCCTGGCCGCTCAGAGGACTGGGCCTCTTTGAAGAGTGCATCCGTTCGGAAGGCTGCAGCCCCACGCCTGTCAATACAGATGCTGGGCAAGCAGAACGCAAAGGTCGCTTTCATAGCTGCCTCGCCCAATGAGATTGAGGCCGCCAGAGGCGTTCCTCTGGCCGGAGAGGGACGGAGATTCTTTCGCAAAGCCTACCTCGAGCCAGCCGGATTGAAGGAGGAAGAGACGGCTTTTCTCTATCTGGTTCCAAGAGTACTGAAACGAGCGCCCATGACCGAGGAAATAAAGGCATGGAATCCCTGGCTCAGAAGGCAGCTTGAGGAGATCAGTCCAGTCCTGGTTGTGGCTTTAGGAAAGCAGGCAGGTGAGGCTCTGGGAGAGATGGCAGATCTCACCATGCCCCATCCTCATGCCATACTCAAATACGGAGACGCCGGAGAGGTCGCCAGGAAAGCCCTTCTTCTCAGAGAAGCGCTATCTGCCAAGGGGTTAGATAACTGCGGATGCATTAAGAGCTTTGACGGAGAAGAGATAAGAGGCTCGATTCTCAAGGCAGACGTGGAGAAACGCCTGGTTTACAGCGTGATCGCTGAGCCCGACACAGTAGATGCTCAGGGCGACGTGATGAGCGCCGAGACCATTGAGAACATGGCCCACAGCTATCTGCTGAACTCCCGCAAGTTCGACAACAGGCACGATTGGAAGGCAGTCGATGCTGCGCCGGTCGAGTCTTGGATCCAGAGGGAGGCTACCACGCTCTTGGGGGAGAGTATCAAAGCCAATTCGTGGGTTGTCGGGGTGAAGGTATTTGCAGACCATATCTGGCAGAAGGTACTGGCTGGGGAGTATCAGTCATTTAGCATCGGGGGGCGTGGGGTGCGGGTGCCGAGGGTTCGATTTAGGTGAGGTGGAGAGATTTAATTTAACCTCGACCATGTTTATTAGGTCGCGGGTGAATACTACTGAAAATCATCACAGAAATCGAATTCATGAAATTCGTTTTAGCATTAGATATCGATTATGTTAGATGCTAGCGTTTTTCAGTATAACACGTACGCGACCGTTTATTACATGTGGAGGGAATTGAAAGAAGCCCAAATGCTACACTAGTTTTTTAACCCCCTGAATAAGGAGACCAAAAAACCAGAAAATAAATCCTAAGAAAAATATCAAATAATTTCCAATTCCCAAACCAGTCGTCATTACTAATGTCCCCAAGAGAGTAAGCACTTTCGATCCTATTGCGTATATATTTCTTAATTTC